CCCGTGCGTCGCCCTAGCTTCTCCGATCAGCGCCTGAAGTTCCGTTATTACACACAGCAAATCGCGCCGCGTTGGTTTCTTAGTGATGTGCACTTCTAACTCCACATTGCAGCGCGACGGCTTCGCCGCGCCTGAATTCAGCCGTTCATCATACGTAAGTAGACAATAATCCAGCGCATCTTTATCATATTCACACCACATATCATCACCAGGTCTTGTTCCACTGGCGTACTTTCCAAACGCGATAGATAATTGATATGCGGTTGGGGGATGTTTGCTGGTTTTGATCATCCACACCTGATCATGCTTGTCATACCCATCAAATGCTTCATTGGTAAGCCCAAGTTCATGAAGAATAACAAGCCGGTCATGGCGCGACCCGCTTACAGTTTTCGCCTCTTGTTGTTTCGTGGTTTCGTTCATCTCCAATGTCTCCAGTGTTCCAGCCTCGCGGGCCGCATACCTAATCGTTATGCACCTTTCACCACCGCAGAGAAAGGAGCGTATTCGTACAGGGTCGCCCATAGCCACATCAAGACACCACCGGCAGCCAGCACTGCTACCCGATGTTTCCACGTATTATGGACGCCACCGATGTTGTATTCACCCATCCACATGAAAACAGCGCCCGCCCATGACAGCGAGATGATTGAAAGAACAATTGCTGCTGTTATAAATCCAATCCATTCCATAAGTCACCTCGGAGCATAACCAGGGCATCAAAAGGATGCCGGATAGGTCGCGGTTTAATTCAAATTCAGTGCTGGCACCTCTTATGCCAGCGTAAGGCGCTCCCCAATACTGGCGCATCATGCTTTCCAATTTGTTTAGCGCATCTTCCATGTTGTCGCCCTCTACTAAAAACCGCCCTGGTGGTAGTTGCCACCCTGGCATCATGGCAACCAGCTTGCCATCCTCCCATTGGGTGTGTATCCGCATAGGCATCAGCACCACATGCTCCACAATTCCGCTCCGTTTCATGCGTTCCCGTTCTAACTCTTTAATCGAGCGGATCCGCTGAAGCGGTCCGCTCATTGCTGGCGTCACGCCGCCCGCGCCTTATCGATCGGTCCGGCGTGCTCTTTGATGTATCCCTTGCCAGCCATGAAATTGCCGTACGCCTTGGCGGTGAGCAGCCAGATGGCGAGGCCGATTTGTGGGCCGGTTTCGATGATGTTGCCGTCGCTGTCGATGACTGCGAGCGCAGCCGGTTTTCCGTCGCGGGTGGTGGCGGTGAGGCCGCCGTGGGCGGTGGCGGTTAGCGTGGCGTGTTGCAGTTCGGGGGGTGGCGTTGCGGTGATCATAGGGACGTTATCCGACAAAAAGTGTTTGTTAATTAGAGTTGGGCGGCTTCATTCCAGCGAATCAACCCATGCCCGTAGCTCGTCTTTGCCATTGCACTTCTTTGTCCGCTTGCTGGCCAGCTGAAGTTTGCCGGCAATAAAAAGCAGCGCCAGGCAGCCGGTTGCAAAAGTCCACCATGCGCTATCGCGGCTCACATAAATGCACAAAAGCAAGAACCCGAAAGTGACGGCATCTTTCGCCCAGCTTTCAAAAACGGTTTCGGTCTTGTCGAGCACAATAAATTTTGGTTCGCTCATTTCTTTTCCTTTCCGGGCGTCAGCCGCCCAACAATTCAGTCAACGCGGACCTTCGCGCTACGCGCTCGGCCCGTTACTGCCAGCGTTCAAAACCCACCCTTAAGGCCTTACGCCTCGCAGCGCAGGGCGGTGCCTGTTGTCTGCTTGGTGCCGCGTCCGCCAGCAGCTCGGCGGGGGTTTCCCGGGCCACTTACCCCTGACCCGCCCGCGCGGCGCGGGATGTTCGGGGGCGTTATTGGTGCGGGGCGATGCCTTTGGCGTTGCGCTCGATACGGCTGACAATGGCGGCGCTGCTGGCGGTGTTCTGGCTGGCCTCGGCGCTGGCAAGCTTGCGGCGCAGGCGGTGGATGTAGCCGTCGCGCTGGTGCAGTTCTTCTGCGGCGCGCAGGGCAACGGTGTGCCGGTCGCGCTCGGCGGCTTTCAGGCGGCGATTCAAAAAGATGAGTTTCAGTTTTGCGAGGCTCATGGCTTACTCCGTGACGCGGTAGATGTTTGATCGGGTGCCGCCGATGTTGTCTTGGCGGATGGCGCGGATGCGATCGTGTTTGACGAGGCGCAGCACGGCGTGGCGCACTTCCCCCGGGGTGAGGTCGACGGCGTTGATGATCCGCCGCTGTGTTTCGGCGCCACCTCGGATGGCTTGAACAACGATGTCGTCGTGCTTTTTGCGGTGTTTTGCGGTGGGCGACTTGAGCGCGTGCCGCGCCACGGCGCTCACCTGGCGCTGGACGCGCTCTTGCTCTGCGGCGATGTAGTCGCGCATGCGCTGGAGTTGCAGCGGCATGGGCAGGGGTAGGGCGGTGTGTGTCATGGTCAGTCGATCGAAACGTTGATGGTGGCCGGTGCGCGGTTGACGATGCGCGCCGCGGTGTCGTCGTTGAGCATGAGCATGCGCAGCTCAAGCTCGGCCTGCGGTCGGGCGATGTGGCCGATGTGCAGCCGGCCGACGATGCGCTCGACGCGCTGGCGAATCGACCAGTTCATGCGCCGCTCGACGGGGTGAGGTGCGCGCATCATTCGGCGTCGTCTCCCAGGCGGTTGAACCCGACCACGCGGGCGAGAATCCACAAGGCGCCGGAGTAGATGCCGGCCAGCAGCAAAAACAAGGTGAGGCTCATAGGTAGGCCCTCGGGCGGATGGAAATGGTTTGACGGCAGGCGAAAGGCAGATCGCCATACGGCGACCAGGCCGCCTCGGTGCTGCCTGCCGGCATGGTGTCGGGAGCATCGAGCGCGCCGAGCTCGCCGGTAATGGCGGCAACCACGCCAATCGACACGCTGAACGGGTCGGCGTATTCGGGGCGGATGTCGGTCGGGCCCGTGACGAGCGTGCCGCCGACGCCCACCGGGGCGGCCAGACGGGCGCGGAACAGGCGCAGGGTTGCCGGTGATAGCGGGGCGTTCATGCCGCACCCCCGTTTTGCTCAACCCACACCCGGCCGCACTGCCGCGCCTCGCGCTGGTTGCGGGCGGCCTGCACCTTGCGGCGCAGCGCCAGCGAGGCGCGCAACACCGGGCTGCTGGCCACCGCGTCGGCGCTGATGCCGAGCGCGGGGTAGGCGCTGGCGTTGTAATCCAATGCCAACGGCGTGAAATCGGTTATTGTTGATGCGGGTGCCATGGTGGTGTCCTCGGTCTTGTAGCGATTCGCTGGACTCAAAGGTAGCAATTCGCTACCGGCGCGTCAAGCCTTTTTTGCGAGGATAAAAATGGAATGCGTTAAGTGTGGGTATGTGCGCCAGCCCTGCGATTCGGCGCCAGACTATGAGTGCCCGTCGTGTGGGGTGGTGTATGCCAAGGCGATTGCGGCGCGCTCGGCGATCGCCGAGCCTGGCGAACAGGTGGCGCCAAAGCCGCCGTTAAAAGGCGCTGATCTTTGGGAGTGCGTGGATTGCGCTGGGCTTGTGAGCCACAAGGCGGTGGCGTGCCCGCATTGCGGTCGGCCGTTCGGCAGGGGGGTTCACCCCGTGTCGGTGGTCGACGTTGGCATGCCGTTTGTCAGCATGGTGGTGTTTTTGATCAAGTGGGCGCTGGCTGCGATACCGGCGGCCTTGATCATTGGTGTACTGTATGGCGCTGTGCTGATGTTGGTCGGGTCTGTCTTTCGTTAGGGCGTGCTTTTGATGTGCGGCCAATCTTGCTGATGCTGCTCTGGCAAGATATAAAGGCACTTGGTGTTGGCCGTTTGTAATAGGCGCAATCTACCGATCCGCCTATGACTATCAGACGAGCGCCCTACAACCTTCAGCAAACGCACTCGCGCCGCACCGCCGACGCGCTCCGAGATCTGGCGAGGATGGCAGACGATGGGAAGGTTATAGGGGTTGCTGTTGGTGTGGTGATGGCCGACGGCGCACACAACGCGTTGCTGGCGGGGGTGTGCGAAAAAAACAGGGCGCTTGCCTATTTGCTGGCGGGCAAGCTTGGGAAGACTATATTGGAGGAATAGCGGGCCGCATTTGCAGTGCGGTCGGCCGCTTGAGGGATCCGGCCCTTTAAGAGCCGACCAGGTGTGTCGTTAAACCGTGAGTACGAAGCCGGGGATTATGCCCCGGTATTTTTTTTTGTGCTCGTGCTCGCGGTCACGCTTTTGGCATCAATGCTGAAAAACGCACCAGAGTCGCCGCTGGCGTTGGCTTGTTGCTGCGCGATCAGTGCGTCGGCGATCTTGTTTTGCGCGGAGACCGTGTTGGTGGCCAGCGTGATCGGGTCGATGCCGGCCTGTTTTGCCATCGCAATCACAGCCTCTTGGAGCACTTTGGCGCAAGCCAGCGCGGGTGCTCTGGTGTGATATGCCGCCCCCGGCTCGTTTGCCTGTGTCGCCGCCGCGTTGGCTGGTGGGGCGCTATAGCCGTGCTGTGAGTCCATCCAGCCGGCCGGCTTGTTGCAGGCCTTCTCAAGTCGCCGTGCCATTGCCGATCCGACGGCGCGCGGCTTCTTGTCCTTTTTGCCCATCCAGCCGCTCTGAATCTGGCTCAGATATTTTGGGTTCGCGTCAGCCTTCTCGGCGAGCGCGTCAATAGACCCGCCGGCCTCCTCGAGCAGCGTTTGCAGGTTGGCCCTGCGGATGGCGTCAATGTCCATAGCGCGAAGGGTAGCGACTAGCTACCGCGCTTTGAACTAGCGACTCGCTGATTTGTTGCAAAGATGGTAGCGATTCGCTACTATCGCCGCATGAACCTGTCAGACCTCTATAAATCGGAAGGCATTGCGGCGCTTGGCCGCCTCGCAGATGCGACTCAATCGAGTCGTAAATATCTGTATCAGTGCGCCACGACAAGCCGCCGCCCGAGCCCCGATCTGGCCGTAAAACTAATTGCGGCCGATCCGCGCCTGACGCTCGACGATCTCTACGCGGCATCAAAGCAGGCCGTGTGATGTTGTCGTGTTCAACCATTCTTCAGTCTCCTCGTGTCGCCCTTGTGGGCGGCTTTGTGCCGGGCCGGCCTCGCTGGCCCGGCATTCTTTTTGCCATGGGGACAGCTTCTTTTTTTTCGCCAAAACAGAACAGGAAAGTGCCGGAAATTGTTTTTCCGGCACTTTCCGATAGCGAGGGGAAACGTTGATGAATCAGATGTCTATTGATTTTGAGCCTGGGCTGGCCGAGCGGTACGACCGGGCCATGGATTGTGTGCGGGCGTCGGTGTATTCAAATGACAAGCCGCTCAAGGCGATCGCGTCCGACATGGACATCAGTCAGTCGGAGCTATCGCGCAAGCTGGCCGAGAACCCCAACGATACGCGGCACTTCTCGGTCGATGACCTCGAGCGCTATATGGACGCCACCGGCGACACCCGGCCCGTTCAGTACCTGGCCGAGAAGTACCTGGCCGACAAGTCAATGCGCCAGCAGGCCGCGCTTCACGAACTGGCCAAGCGCCTGCCCGATCTCGTCGCGCTGATGAAGAGCGCGGGGGTGAAGTGATGTACAGCAGACTCGACCTATCAATCATGGCGTCGACCGCGCTGATTGCCCGTGACAACCACGACGCTCGCTTTGTCCGTCTTGTTTATCGTCTGTCGCAAAGGACCGGACTTTCAACATTGGAGTGTGTCCTGCGCATTGAGGCGATGGCCGAGGGGCGTGACCATGGCTGACGTAATCGACCAAGCCAACGACCGCGCCGCCCGCGACCTGCTGCTCGCTCAACAGCAGCGCCGACCCGAAGGCCCGCAAGCCTGCGGCACCTGCCACAACTGTGGTGAGCCCGTGGCCTCCAGGCTGCGCTGGTGCGACGCGCAGTGCCGCGACGATTGGGAGCGCGACCATGTTTAACCCCGCCCCCCTTGGCTTTGGCATCGCGGTAGCCTGCGATTCAGTTCAATCCTTCAATGCACCGACTGAATCCAGTCGCGGGTCCTCCCGCAACACCCCCCTCGAGGGTAATTCGAACCCCGCGAAACGTGTAGTTAGTGGCGGCTGGAGTTACTGAAGGCATGGCGATCAATTACGATTCCGTGCTGAATCAGCTGCGCGGCCACGGCCTACTTGTTGATGCGTTTGAGGCGGACGGAAAAACCCATCGCTGCAAGATAGAAGGCTCGCGCGACAAGCCGGGATGGTATCTGCTGCGCGAGATCACGCTCGAGCGGGGCGACAAGGCAATCGTCGGTGCGTTCGGCGTTTGGCGCGGGACGGACAACGGATCGACCAAGGTCGACATGAAGTTGCCCGACCTGACGCCAGAGCAGAAAAAGGCGATCCGCGACCAGATGCGCGCCGACCAGAAGCGGGTCGAGGCGCAGCGGGCAGGGGAAGCTGCCCGTGCATCCAAGCGCGCCCGGGCGATGTGGTCAAAGCTTTCAGACCACGGCGAATGTGACTACCTGCCGCGCAAGGGTGTTGCTGGCCATGGCGTTCGCTACACGCCGACCGGTGCAATGGCTGTACCGATGATGGACAACGCCGGCCAGGTTTGGGGGTTGCAGTTCATCCTCGGCGGAAAGTCGCACGCCAATCGGATCCAGCGCATCGGACGCGACAAGGAATATTGGCCAAAGGGCCACATCAAGCGCGGCCACTACCACCTTATCGGCCTGCCGATCTGGCTGTGCCTGGTGGCCGAAGGCTACGCCACCGCCGCCAGCCTGCATGAAGCCACCGGCCTGCCGGTGGCGGTGGCGTTCGACGCCGGCAACATCGGCCCGGTGGTCGAGCAGTTGCGCGACCGTTTCCGCAGCGTCAAGTTCATCGTGTGCGCGGATGACGACCAGTTTGGCGGATGCCAATTCCGCGACGCCGCCGGCAAGCGCTGCAACCACCCCATCGACCTGTCCGACAACTCGCCAACCTGCCCGAGTTGCGGCAACGAGCACAAGGTGGGTAACGCCGGCACCACCTCCGCCGCCACCGCCGCCATGGCCTGCGCCGATCGCGTGCAGTGGATCAAACCCAAGTTCGCCGACCCCGACGCCCGCCGCGCCGCCTTCTTCGACAACGGCGGCAAGCTTTCAGATTTCAACGACCTCCATGCAACAGACGGCCTCGCCGCGGTACGCGACCAAGTCGAAGCCGCGCTCCGTCAGTTCGGATGGGCGCCGCCGGCCCGCACGCCGCGGGCAATCGAAACCGAGGGGGGCGGGGATTCATCCGGCCGCCGCGGCGCCGTCTCCATGCTCGGGCTGGATGACATCGTTGATCGCTTCATTCACATCGACGACAACACCGGCGATTTTGTTTTCGACACCTGGACCAAGTGCGTCGTTAAGCGCACAAAGGTGGTCGCCATGCTGCCCCCGCGCATCCGGTGGGATCACGTCAAAGATCACCCCGTCTGGAACACACGGGCCGTCTATATCGACCAAATCGGATTCGACCCCGCCGGCGAAGACGCCAACATTCTCTGCAACCGCTGGGACGGCTGGCCCACCAAGCCAGCCGAAGGCAGTTGCGAGCGCCTGCTCGAGCTGCTTGGCTACCTGTGCAGCGCCGAGCAAAACGGCGCCGAGGTCTATGAGTGGGTGCTGCGCTGGCTCGCCTACCCCATCCAGCACCCGGGCGCCAAGCTGCACAGCGCCATCGTCGTGCACGGCCCGCAAGGCACCGGCAAAAGCCGCTTCTTTGAAAGCTACGCCCGCATCTACGGCGACTACTCGCTCGTGCTCAACCAGGGCGCCATCGAAGACAAGTTCAACGCCGACTGGACCGAGCGCAAGCTGTTCATCGTCGCTGATGAGATCGTCGCCCGCTCCGACATGTACCACCTCAAGAACCAACTCAAAGGGTTCATCACGGGCGAGTGGGTGCGGGTCAATCCAAAAAACGTGGCCGCGCACCGCGAGCGCAACCACATGAACCTCGTTTTTCTATCCAACGAAAAACAGCCCGTCGTGCTCGAAAACGACGACCGCCGCCACCTCGTCATCTGGACCCCGCCCGCGCTCAGCCGCGACTACTTCGACGAGATCGACGCCGAGATCAACGCCGGCGGCATCGCCGCGCTGCACTCCTACCTGTTGCAGATCCCGCTCGGCGACTTCAAACCCTGGACGCGCCCACCCATGACGCGCTCAAAGCAGCAGCTCATCGACATCAACCGCGAATCCGTCGATCGCTTCCTGTCCGACTGGCAATCTGGCGACATCGACGGCCTGCCGTTCTGCCCCTGCGGCTCGTCCGACCTGTACGCCGCCTACCTCCAATGGTGCCGACGCGAGGGCGTCAAAGTCCCGCGCGAGTCAAACCAGTTCGGCGGGCACCTCGACAAGCTCCAAGGCTGGCAAAAAGGCCACCGCGACCGCTACACCACCTGCCACTACGACGGCGGCACCAAGCGCCAGCGCATGGTCATCCCGCCAGACGAAGCCATGCGCACACCCCCCTGGAACGCCAAAGGGCCAGACGGCTACGCCAAGCCGCTCAACAAATCACAAACCCAGTGGCTCACCGACAGCTATTTCGCCTTCAATGTCGCCGTAACAGGGGGCCAGCCATGACCACCGCACGGGCTACCGCACGGGCTACCGCACGGGCAAACGGCCCGCAACCCCGCATAGCGCACGGGGCGCACGGGCCGCACGGGCTACCCGCGCACGTACACGTATACACACACACGCATCCACACCACAAAAACACCTCTCCCGTGTACGTGAAACCTACCCGTGCGCCCCGTGCGCCCCGTGCGCTATGCGGCATGCAGGCGCAACAGGCGTGCGCTACCCCGTGCGCCCACGTGCGCTCGCCTTCGCGCGCGCCTTTTCTCACACACCCCATTCATGGAAAAAAAGTGATGGAAGAAAAAGCCCCCGCCTTCGAGCCGCTAAACATGGTCTGCGACGCCACCAACGCCCGCCAGTTCAACGCCGCGGTGCGTCAGCACCTCCCAGAGTTCCACGATCTCGCCAAAGCCTTCCACGCCCGCGGCCTCATCCCCGGTCTGCGCGGTGCCCGCATCACCGACATCGCCACCGCCAAAGCTGAGCGCGCCGCCACCGCCCAATACCGCGCCGTCCCCGTCGTCAGCAACGCCAGCGTCGCCGAAGGGCTCAAGCGCTGGTACGCCGACGCCAAGCGCGCAACAGGGGGGCGATGATCATGGAACTGAATCTCACCGCAGCCCACCTGGCGGGGTTTGTCTGCATGGTCTGGATCGGCGCCCACTTCATCGGCGGCGCCAGGCTTGTGAGGTGGTGCTTGTGGGCGGGCATGTGGCAACTTACGACCGTCGTCATGCCTGCACATGTCGACATACCCGCGTGCGTTGCCCTGTTCGCGCTTTGCGAATACGCATTCGCAAAACTCACAGGGGGTCGCCGCCATGGCTGAAATCATCAGCGTCACCGCCGACATCACCGCCGTCACAAAACACCTCAACCTAACCCAGCGCAGCGTCGGCATTGCCACCCAGCGCGCCATTCTCAAAACCGGCCACAAAGGATCGGCAGCAATCCGGGCTGAAATGTCGCGGGTATTCAAAAGCCCCACGCGATTCACCCTCAACTCATTCAAGGTTGTCAAAAGCAGAAAAGAGATCGCAGCCACAATCGAGCTCAAGGGGGTGCAGGGCATCCCGACCGATCGGCACGACTACCTAGACCCGCAGATACACGGCGGCCCCCGCCGCACCACGCCGTTCGAATACAAGATGCGCGCCATCGGCGCACTCCCTGCCGACCGCTTCATTGTGCCCGGCGCAGCCTGCCCGCTCGACGCCTACGGCAACATTCCGCGCGGCATGGTGCAGCAAGTGCTCTCGTACTTTGGTGCGGCCTCATACAAAGGCGTCGGCTTCGACGCCAACACCACCGACAAGTCGCGCAAAAAAATCGAGAAGAAACTCGGTAAACGCCTATTCGGGTTTGCCGGCGTGCGCGGGCAACTGCTCATCTATCGCGGCGGCGCCGACCGCGTTGCACGATCCCGCGCAGGCAAAGACGGCAGCGCCGTGCAATTCACCAGCCGGCTACCGCACCCCGGCATCTGGATACGCGCCGAGTTGTTCGGCGGCGACGCAATCCGCCCCCTGTTCATGTTCGTAAAGCAGCCGCGCTACAAAGCCCGCCTCGACTTCTACGGCGTTGCCCGCCGCACCGTCGAGCAGGAATTCCCCGGCGAGTTCAAGGCGGCCATCCAGATCGAACTCGACCGGATCGCAAACAAATGACCGAAACCTGCACCCGCAAAGAATTCGCCGCCCGTATGGGCTGGCGATCGGCCGGCCAGGTTAGCAACCTGATCCGCGACGGACTCATCAAACTCACCGACGACGGCAAGCTTGTGTGCGTGGCTGAATCCATCGCCGCCATCGAAGCCGCCCGCGACCCATCAAAACAAGGCGTCCGCGACCGCCACGCCGCAGCGCGCGGCGAAGGCGGGCAGGGCGCCGCGCCGGAAGATCGCGCCGACTACCACGCCGCCCGAGCCAAAAAAGAGCATTACGCCAGCCTCACCGCCGAAGCCGACTACCGCGCCCGCATCGGCCAACTCATGGAATCGGCCGACGTGCACGCCACCGTCGCCGATGCCATGGTCACCCTGCGCGGCGCGCTAGAAACCCTGCCCGACGTGCTCGCCCCGCAGGTGGCAGCCATGACCGACGAGCAAGCCTGCCGCACCACGATGGCAGATCACATCGAAACCGCGCTGGCTGAATGCGCCAGGCGGTTCGAAAAACTGAAAGGAGAGGGGTTGTGATGGCGTCTGATTACGCGGAAAGCGTTGAAAACATGAAGGCTTGCATGCTTAAAGGGACCGAGTCTGAGTGCGAGCAGGCTATAGGCTTGTTGCGTTGTTTGGCCCAAGATGCCGGCGCGCAAACGAAGACTGGTCGGCGCCTCGCCGACATGGCGAGAAAAGCAGAGCAAATCGGAGTAGAGCGTTTTGGTATCAACTTCGGCCTACCGTTCTGATATGACCACCCCCGCCACCACCCTCTACGCCACCGCCGCCCGCGCCATTGCGCCGCGCAAGCCGCTCACTGTTTCCGAGTGGGCCGACAAGCACCGCGTGCTATCGGCCAAGGGCAGCGCAGAGGCCGGGCGGTGGCGAACCGATCGAAACCCCCCGCTGCGCGAGCCGATGGACTGCATGAGCGCGCGCAGCCCGGTGCGCGAGGCCGCGCTAATGTTCCCGATCCAGTTCGGCAAGACAGAGGTCGAGGCCAACGCCCTTGGCTACACCATGTGCGAAGTCGGCGGCCCGATCATGGTCTGCCTGCCCGGCGAAGTGTCCATGAACAAGTGGGTCAATCAAAAGCTAGGCCCAATGCTCGAAACATCCCCCGCCGTGCGCGCCATGCTCAGCAGCACCAAAAGCCGCGACAGCGCGAACCAGCGAGAATTCAAGGATTTCGCCGGCGGCCAACTTTACCTCGAGCATGCCGGCAGCCCGTCGCGCCTAAAATCCACCAGCGTGCGCACTTTGCTGGTCGACGAAGAAGACGAGTTCGCCGCAAACCTCACCACCGGCGACGACCCCGGCGACCTGCTCGACGGACGCACCAGCGCGTTCCCAGCCACCAGTCGTCGCATGTACATCAGCACCCCGACCATCGAAGGCCACAGCCGCATCGCCGCCCGCTACGCCGCCAGCGACCGCCGCCGCTACCACATTGCCTGCCCCCACTGCGACCACGAGCAGCACCTCCAGTGGTCCGGCCTGCACTGGCGAAAGAACACCGCCGGCGAAGTTGCCGCCGCCTGGTACGTTTGCAACGATTGCGGAGCCCTTATCGACGAGCACCACAAAACCGACATGATCCGCCGAGGCCGCTGGGTGCCAGAAAACCCAGGCGCCCGCGTGCGCGGCTACCACATCAACTGCCTCTACTACCAGATCGGCCTCGGCCCGCGCTGGGCAGAACTCGCACAGAAGTGGCTTGACGCCCAGGGCGACCCCGCCAAGCTCAAAACCTTCATCAACGATCGCCTCGCCGAAACTTTCGACGACCCCGCCCTGCGCGCCGTCAAGCACAACCTCATCGCCGATCGCGCCGAGCCCTACCGCCTGCGCACCGCGCCGGCCGGCGTGCTCGTGCTAACCGCCGGGGTGGATACCCAAGACGACCGCCTCGAAGTGCAAATTGTTGGTTGGGGCCGCGGCATGCGCCGTTGGGTGCTCGACTACGCCGTACTCCCCGGCGACCCCGCCGGCGACGACGTATGGATTGCCCTCACCGAACTGCTCAACCGCCCCATACAGCACGAATCTGGCGCGCTGCTCAGCGTGCAAGCCACCTGCATCGACGCCGGCGGCCACCGCACCGAGCACGTCTACCACTGGGTGCGCCAACGCAAAGTGCGCCGCCCGACCGCCACCTTTGGCGCCAAGCACAACAACGCCCCTGTGCTCAGCAAAGGCACGCTCGTCGACGTCACCTGGCGCGGCCAAACCGACAAGCGCGGCCTGCGCATCCATCACGTCGGCACCGTTGGCATCAAACACCACTTCTACAGCCTGCTCAGCAAAGACGCCGACCTAGACACAATCGACCGTCAATGCCATTTCTCCGACGACCTGCCGCCCGAGTATTTCGCCGGCCTGGTCAGCGAACGCTACAACCCCAGCAAAAACCGATTCGACAAACCCCGCGGCGCCCGCAACGAGCCGCTCGACACCATCACCTACGCCTACGCCGCCACCCACCACCCCGAGCTGCGCCTGCACCGATACACCAACGCCGATTGGGACCGCCTCGAGCGCGCCCTAACGGCCGCGACGCAAAACACCACGCCGGACGCAACACCAACCACAGAGGCGCCACAAGAGCAGCCCGCCACCCAAATTCCAACCCGCCGCCGAGGACGCCGGGTCTATGGAGCGCGATAGATGAAAGACAGAGAGCAAGACTTTGTTTCCCGACTGGTGCAGATTGCCAGGCTCGTTACCCGAATGGACGACGACCAAGCCGCACTACTCGAAGACCAGATCAGGCAAGAGTACGGCGGCGACCGGCCCTATGTTGCCGCCACAAATCTAGAGGCCGCAGCGGCGAGAAACCGCGATATCGTGTCGCTTGTGCGCTCTGGTGCAATCACTGCCAGCGAGGCCGCGCGGCGGTTTAGCGTCAGTCGGGCGCATGTGTATCGGTTGCTGAGCGATTTCGGGCAATAACCGCCCTGTCACCTCTTCGCCTGAACATGAGACACGCCAATCTATAGCCTGCGGTGTGACACATCACACCCGGCGGGCGCATGGCAGGTATCACACTCGCACAGGCACAAGCGCAGCTTGACCTATACATCCAAGCCGAGGCGGACATCCTCACGCTTGGGCAAAGCACGCGCCTTGGCGACCGCCAGCGCGGCCGCGCCGATCTGGCCGAGGTGCGCGCCGGCATCAAAGAGTGGCGCACGACTGTCACCACCCTGAGCACTAACCGCCGTGGCCCGCGCCTGATGCGCGTCACGCCGATGGGCTAGCCATGTCGCGCCGCCCGCAAACCTTCGGTCTCGCGCAAGCCACGCAAGGCAACTGGCTCGACCGCGCCATTTCAAGCGTCTCGCCGCAGTGGGGCGCCAAGCGCATGCACGCACGCATGAGCATGTCGGTCGCTGGTAGCTATCACGGCGCAGACCGATCGCGTCGAGCCATGGCGGGGTGGGGCGCCCGCGTGCTCGACGCCGACGCCGCCACCATGCCGGGCCTCGACGCACTGCGCGCCGCGTCAAGTTCGCTGATCCAGAATTCGCCCATCGCCTCCGGCGCCATCGCCACCAATGTTCTCAACGTCGTCGGCACCGGCCTTGCGCTGAATAGCCGCATTCACGCCGCCGTGCTCGGCATGACCGACGATGCCGCAAAGGCGTGGCAGGACACCACCGAGCGAGAATTCAAGCTGTTTGCCGAGTCGCGCGACATTGACGCCGGCCGAAAACTCAACTTCTACCGCCTGCAATCGCTGGCCTTTCGCAGCACGCTTGAGGTTGGCGACACCCTCGTATTGACGCCGAGCATTGCCCGGCCTGGCCGCCCATATCGGCTGTGCGTGCAACTTGTCGAAGGGCATCGGGTATGCAACCCAGCCAACCAGCGCGACCGCGCCGGGCTTGTCGGTGGCGTTGAGATTGGCGCTTATGGCGAGGCCATCGCCTACCAAGTGGCCGCACGCCACCCCGGCAGTCGGTTCTATGGCGCCGCAAACACCTGGGCGCGAGTGCCTGCCACGTCGGCCAACGGCCGCCGCAATGCTTGGCTGATGGGCGACCCAAAGCGCATCGGGCAAACCCGCACGCCGCCGTGGCTGTCCGAGGTGATCGAGCCGCTCAAGCAGCTCGAACGATACACCGAGGCCGAGCTAATGGCCGCCGTCATCAGCGGCATGTTCACCGTGTTCATCAAGTCCGAACCCGGTACCGGCCCCGACGACATGCTGCCCGGCGCCGCATCAGCCGATGATGGCGGATGGAATGGCCAACTTGGCAACGGCACCGCTGTCGGCCTGGCCGAAGGCGAGAGCATTGAAACCGCCAACCCCGGCCGCCCGAATTCGCAGTTCGACCCGTTCGTACAGTCCATCATTCACCAGATCGGCGCGGTGTTGCAGATCCCGCACGAGGTGCTGATCAAGAAATACCAGAGCAGCTACAGCGCCAGCAAGGCGGCCATGCTCGACGCCTGGCGCTTTTTCCGCGAGCGCCGCGCGTGGCTGGTGGGCGAATTCTGCCAGCCCATCTTTGAGATGTGGTTAGACGAAGCCGTGGCCTCTGGCCGCATCTCGGCCCCCGGCTATTTCTCCGACCCGGTGCGCCGCATGGCCTATCGTGGCGCGGAATGGGTTGGCGACGGCATGGGCACCATCGACCCGCTTAAAGACGTCAACGCAGCCAAAGGCCGCATCGACATCGGCATCAGCACCGTCGCCGCCGAAAGCCTGCTGCACGATGGCCAGAGCTGGGAAGACAAGCACCGCCAACGCGTCAGAGAACACGCCGCCCGCAAAGAGGCCGGGCTGATCGTCGAAAAAGAACCCGCCCCCACCGCCCCGCAGCCCGTCGACGAGGCCGGCAATGGCGATTGACGCCACCACCCCGACCATCACCCCGGCGCTGCTGGTCGCCGCTGTCGGCTGCACGCGTTCTGCGGCTGACACCTACTGCGCGCCGCTGGCCGCCACCGCGCGCCGCTACGCCATCGACACCCCGGCCAGGCTCGCCGCCTTCCTGGCGCAGATCGGCCACGAGTCAGGCAGTTTTCGATACGCCAGCGAACTATGGGGGCCGACCGACGCCCAGCGCCGCTACGAAGGCCGCGCCGAGCTCGGCAACATAGAACCCGGCGACGGCTCGCGCTTCCGTGGTCGCGGGCTGATCCAGATCACCGGGCGGCACAACTACACCCAACTCGCCACCAGCCTCGGCATTGATTGCGTCGCACAGCCCGAACTGCTCGAAACGCCACGATTCGCCGCCCTGTGTGCCGGCTGGTACTGGCACACCCACAACCTCAACGCGCTCGCCGATGCAGGTCAGTTTGACACCATCACCCGCCGCATCAATGGCGGCACCAACGGCGCGGCCGACCGCAACGCCCGCCACGCTCGCGCACTTGCCGCGCTCAAGCAGCAACCCGCGCCAGTGGTCGAGGCCACCCCGACGCCTGTTACGGAGATCGAACCCATGCCCGCATTTGCCCTCGCCGCGCTGCCGGCGCTCATCCAGGCAGCACCCGACCTGATCCGCATTTTTGGCGGAAAGAAATCCGAGCAAAACGCCCAAGCCGCCGAGGTGGTCGCCAAGATCGCCATGGAAGCAACCAGCGAAAACACCGCAGAAGGCGCCGCCCGAGCCATCGCAGAAAACCCGCAAGACGCCGACGCGTTCCGCGCTGGGGTGCGAATGCAAATGGGAGACCTGCTCATGCTAATCGAGGCCGACGAAAAAAGCCGCACCGCCGCCATGGATCGCAACGCCCAACTCATGGCCACAGACCCGCGCTGGCTCTACATCATCGGCGGTATCGCCGTGCTGGTAGTTGTCGCAAGCTACATCCTAGCCGGCATCGTCATTACCGGCGAAGGCTTTTCGAACGAAGTCAAAGCCATGGTAATCACCGGCGTCGTGATTGGCTCGATCGGAACGGTGCTTGCCTTTTTGTTCGGCTCCAGCCACGGCAGCCGCGTCAAGGATTCGCGGCAGTGATTAAGGCCGAATGGCTCGACCATATCTCCATGGCCGCCGTCGTGGCAAACACCTCGCCGCTCGTGCAAGAGGTCGCCAAAGCCGCCGTCATCGGCGCGCTAAGCGCCGGCCTGGTGCTGTACATCTCAGACGCAAAACAAGAAAACGAGCTAAAGCACATCAGCACCGCGCTGCTAGAAATCAAACAGCGGCTGCAGCGCATGGAGCAAGACATCTACCGCCCCCGCTGGCAAGCCACCCCGGAGCAGCATAAATGACCCCGCTCTGGTGGTGCTCGTTGTGGATGGGCGCGTGCAGCACCGCGCAAGCCGGCCTGTTGCGGATGTGGCACCCGGTCATTCTGCGCACTCAGCGCAGCCCGTTTGTAAAACTCGCCGTCGAGACACGACGGCTGAAACCGTAAGGAGCCTCAACCATGGGCGCACTCACCAACTACGCCGAAGACGAAACCATCAAGCACATTTTCCGCACCGGCTCATTCACCAAGCCGTCCGGGTTGCATGTCGGCCTGTTCACCGCAGCCCCCGGCGAGGCAGGCGGCGGCACCGAGGTAACCGGCGGCAGCTACGCGCGCGTCGCTTCGGCACCGAGCGATGCGAATTGGGCCGCTACAGTCGGCGGCAACGGCACCACCAGCAACGCGGGCGCACTCACCTTTCCTGCGCCGTCGGCGAACTGGGGCAGCGTCACGCACTGGGGTATCTTCGACGCGGCCACCGGCGGCAATCTGCTCGTGTATGCCGCACTGACCACCCCGAAGACCATCAACAACGGCGACGCCGCACCGAGCTTTGGTGTGGGCGCGCTGACGTTCCAGATCGACAACTGAGCGCGCCGCAATGACATGGTCCGCACCAGTAATCGGCGCCCCTACTAACGGAGGTAGCGGCGGCGGTGATCTAACGCTGTTCGAGCCGGCCGGGTCGCAAGCCAATGACCTGCTGATTGCGGAAATCTCGCACCCTGGGCCGGGCGCGTTTACGGCGCCTGCCGGCTGGGCGCAACTCAATGGCGTGATCGGCGCCAATACTGCGCAGGCGTCACTCAGTTGGTGGTGGATCAAGCGAGGCGCCAGTGCGCCTGGGCTGCTATTTACTCGCACTGGCGGGTCAAGCGCAACAGGTCACGTCCTGCGCTACCGACCGTCGACGGGCGATTTTACGTTCTCAGACTCGGTTGCGGTTGCCAGCAACACCGTATCCACGACGCACACTCTGCCGACCGGTCTGACCACGCCAGTGGCCGGTGCGCTGGTGATCGGCGCGCACGCACTTGCCGCCGCGCGCGCCACAGTCTCGTTTGCGGCCACTGACCCATCCGGCGCATCTGGCGCGACTGACCTCGCGACCGACCCGACGGCCGGACAATGGATCGAGCGACTGGACTACCAACGATCGGCAGCACTGTCATACGCCATGGCAGAGGCCGATGCAATTCGCGCATCGGCCGGATCAACGGGCGATATGGTTGTCACGCTGAATATCAGTGCCGCCGCAGCACTTGGCATGGCGGTGTTTTACGAAGGATCTGGCGGTAGTGGCGACACCATCACGCTCGATGAGCAGCCTGTGCGCGTTTATGAGGGCTCCAGCGGAAGCTCGGTGGTTACAGTAGGCGGCTCGCATACTGGCGCGACGGATACGCTCGAAGTGCGGATCAGAGACGTGCTGTTGAATGTCATCGTCGACTGGCAAACGCTTCAGGCATCGTCCGCCGCGGGTGCGTTCTCGGGCCCGGTCACAGTGCCGAAGGGCGGACTCTACTTCGCTGACGTGCGTAAAGCGAATGACGTTACAACTACTGATTCTCAAGCTGTTCTGTGGGGCGTGGGCTATGTGATCGGCGGCTTCGGCCAGTCTCACATGGGCAACCTGATCACGCTGGGCACCGGCACGCCGGACAGCCGCGCCTTTATTCATAACGGCTCTGCGTGGGCGGCCATCCCGTCGACGGGAGAAGGTCAAAACGCGCTCGCGACGCAGCTTGTTGCGTATGCAGATGCCCCCGTTGCGCTGATCCTCACGGGGCTCGGCGGCACTGCGCTTGCGTCCTGGTGGTCGGCCGGAAAGACCACGAACTACACAGACTGGGAAGCAAAAGTCACTGCGGCCGGGCAAGGTCTATCTGGCTTCATCTGGTTCCAAGGCGACGCAGACGCTGTAGGGGCGACGGCTCGGGCAACGTACAAGTCCGGCATGGACGCGATGTTTGCGCAACTTCGTTCGGACTACGGCGCCTCACTACCCATCGCAATCGGTGTGCTCGGCGGCAAGTCTGGCGGCACTGATGCGCCGTGGGAGGCGATTCGAGACGCGCACATCGAGGCGACGACCGAGGCCAACAACTACGCGGCAATCACGCTTGACGCGGAGCACCAAGTTGATGGCCAGCACTTCACGGCAGCCGGCTCGGCAGTCATCGGACAGCGGATCGCAAGGGCGCTGGCGCATGGTCTGGGCGATGTTGCGACATCTGGCGGGCCAACGATCTCTGGCGCGTCACTTGTCAATACCACGACTGTTGATGTGACGCTGACAGCGGCGGGCGGTACAGACATCGCCCCGGCGACCGGTATTACGGGATTTCAGGTGCTCGACGACGGTACGCCCGTCACGATCAGCAGTGCAGTGCGTCAAGCCGCGTCCACCGTGCGGCTGGCGCTTGCGTCGCCCATTGCCGGCACGCCGACTGTGCGCTACGGCTATGGCGCGTTCCCGGACATGTCTGGTGCTGTGCTGGACAACTCCACGCTGCCGTTACCCATGCAATCGACGGATGCCGACGTAGCGGTGGCCGTTGTTGTGCGAGATGTTGTGTTGAGCATAATCGACCGGGTCGGCGGTGCGCCAGCGGCCAGCGTTACGGGATTGCGATGGGCGTTTTTCGATCAACCGCTGCCTGAAAACTTCACGACCCCGACCGCTGTCGGGACGGGGGCCAGCACGGACGGCAGCGGAAACATCACGCTGTCAGTTGTCGGCACGGCGCTGACAGATGGGCAGATCGGGTTCCTGGTCCTGTCTGACACAGACGGCACGCTGGCCGACTGCGCCAGCTTCGCGGCGCCCGTCCAGGTGAGCGGCTGACATGGCGGCCGTCTGGGGGTTGCACCGCAGTTCTGGCAGCGGCGTGCTGGCGTTGCAGCGCACGCCATTGTCGGCAGGAGGCGTCAGTCTCGCCGGCGCCGCTCTCTCCGTCGCCACCGCGGCCGGCGCCATCACAACAGGCATCAACCTAACCGGTGCGGCGGTAACTGCGAGCGTGGCCGGTGGCGCACTGACGACTGAAATACGCCTGGATGGTGCGGCGCTTGGCTCGGCTATGGCCTCGGCTGCGCTTTCAGCAGGCAGCGGGCTTGAGGGCGCTGCGGCGGCGGTGGCGTCGGCCTCTGGCAACGTCACGGTGGCCATCCGCCTCAACGGCGCGGCCGTTGCCGAGGCGCTGGCGATGGCCGGACTGACGACTGCGCCGCAAGGTTTGGCGGGGTCGGCGGCCGGTCAGGCTGGGGCGGCGGCGTCGCTGGATACTGCCATTGATCTAGTCGGCTCGGCATCAGCGCAAGCCGTTGGAGCAGGCGGCCTTGGCGTGCCAATCATTTTGGCTGGCGCTGGCGCCAGCGTTTCATCCGCGACCGGAGAGCTAACGATTGCTCTGGCGCTAGACGGAGCGTCCGCGTCAATCGCTGCTGCATCTGCGTCGCTTACCGCAAAAATCAGTTTGTCTGGCGATGCGCTTGCGCAAGCTGCGGCGGCGGGCTCGTTTGTTGCATCCGCGCCACGCGCGATGCCGCCTGCGCGGTTGCGGGTCGTGCCGTCGCCGTTGCGTCGGATTTCTGCAACCTCTAAACACTGGATGGCAGCATGAGCGCACCCGCGATTGTTTTTGATGCAGACGGCGCATATTGGGAAAAAGACCCCGGCGCGTCTCTGGATGTCGGCTTTGATTGGTCTGAGTGGTTGGCCTCAGCGCAAGCCACCGCGCTTGACTCAAGCGTTTGGGCCGCCGAGCCTGGCATCAGTATTTCTGCCCCGCAGGACGCGGACGGCGTAACCTCGGTGCTTGTGTCTGGCGGCACGATTGCCAGCGGAAAATATACCGACTACGAACTGACTAACACCATCGCCGCTGGTTCTCTGGTCGATGTTCGGCGTATGCGTGTGCGCGTCAAGAAAACATGATGCCCTGTCACATCTTCGCCTGAACATGAGACAGCACAACTGAAAAAATGGCACCCATCGCAAACCGCATGGGTTGCCCGTGACACAAAACGCCGTACCCTTCCCGCACCTGGCCGCGCGTATTTTCAATACGCCGCTGATGATCCACCCGCAAAAGCTGGATGCGATCATTGCCGGTCTCGGGCCGCGCCTGCTCGGGCTTGACGACGCGCCCGCGATGGCCGCAGCCGGCTTGGCCGCTGGCATGCAGTTGCCGGCCGACATGTTCAGCACGCGGCGCGGCGCCCGGTCAGAAGATCGCGGCTATCAGGTTGTTGATGGCGTGGCCGTGCTCAACGTCAATGGCGCGCTCGTGCATCGCAGCCGCATGACCGCCGATAGCAGCTTCCTGCTCGGTTACAACTCGTTGTCGATGGACGTCGAAGACGCCATGGCCAATGCCGACGTGCATGCCGTGCTGCTGTCGTTCGACTCCCCCGGTGGCGAAGTCAATGGCGCATTCGAGTGGGCCGAGCGCATGGCCGCACTGCGCGGCAAAAAACCGATGGTCGCCATTGCAGACAGCCTGGCCGCTTCGGCCGGCTATCTCGGCGCATGCGCGGCCGACTCGGTTGCCATTGCCAGCACCGGCTACGTCGGATCGATTGGCGTCGTCATGCGGCATGTCGACATGTCGCGCGCGCTGGCGAATAGCGGCGTCAGTGTGGAATACATCTATGCCGGCGCTCACAAGGTCGATGGCAATCCGCACGCGCCGCTGCCCGAAGCCGTCCGCGCCGACTACCAAGCCGAGATCAACAGCCTTTACGAGATGTTCGTCGATGCCGTGGCAGCCAATCGCCGCATGAGCACCGCCGCCGTGCGCGCCACCGAGGCCGCCGTGTATCGCGGTGCCGCCGCCGTCAAGGCCGGGCTGGCCGACCGCGTGGCAACCGCAGATCAAATCATTGCCGAGCTGGCCGCCAAGCGTCCGACTCGGGCCTATGGGCTTCCCGCCCGCAACGCTCTAAAGACAGGAGGCCAAGCTATGTCTGAGCAAATCAACGGCGTGGAGCTGACGGCGGAAACCGCCTTTGCACAAGCCGACCTTGACACCGCACGCGCCGAGGGTGAAGCCGCCGGCCGCGCTGCCGGTGCCGCAGCCGAGCGCGAACGCATTCAGTCGGTTGAGGCGCAGTGTGTGCCCGGCCACGAAAAGCTGATCGCGTCGCTGAAATTCGACGGCATCACCAGCGGCCCCGAGGCCGCCGTGCAAGTGCTCGCCGCCGAGCGCAAATTGCGCGCCGACGCCTACACCAACATGCACGCCGAGGCCCCCGCCCCGGTGCCGCACGCCGAAGCCCCCGACCACGCCGCCGCCCAGGTCATTGACCCGCGTGCGCTGGCCGCTGCTGCCGCCTCCCGCGTCGCCAGCGAAAAAGCCGCAGGCCGAAACATCACCGTGGCACAAGCCATGCAACTGCTGAAAAAGGAGGCCTGACATGGGCAACCCCGTACTGATCAAGGCGCTGGTGGCAGAGGCCGCCGTGTTGCCGTACCGCGTCGTCAAGTTTGGCTCCGCTGACGGTTACGCCGTCCAGGCTGCCGCCGCTACCGATACCAGCGTTGGACTGGCCGACAACCTCGGCCAAGCCGATGCGGGCGACACCGTCGACGTCATCGTCAACGGAGTAGGCGAGGCCGAAGCCGGCGCCGCCGTGACCCGAGGCGCACGCCTCACGTCCGACGCATCGGGCCGCGTGGTTGCCGCCGCGTCTGGCAACGCCGTCATCGGCGTGGCCATGGCATCCGCCACCGCCGCCGGCGACATCATCCCGGTCAACGTCGCACCGAGCATGTACTGATCGCCGAGCGCATAGGAGATAAACGCAAATGGCTACTCAATCCCCCATCCCGGTCAATCCGCAACTGACCGCCGTCGCGCTCGCGTATCGCAATCAGAACCTGATTCAGGATTTGGTGCTGCCGCGTGTCGATGCCCACGATGAATTTTTCTGGCACAAACACCAGAAGGACGCCGCATTCTCGGTGCCCGACACCAAGCTTGGCCGCAAGAGCGAAGCGAACGAAGTCGAATTCACCGCCACCCGCATGGACGATTCCACTCAGGATTATGGCCTGAAGGACAAGGTGCCGCTGTCGGACATGCGCAAAGCCGAAGGCACCAATATTGACCCGCTGGCCACCGCCACCGAAAACCTGACCCGGCTTGTAACGCTCGACCGCGAGCGCCGCGTGGCCGGCATGGTGTTCAACGCCGCCAACTACGCCACCGGTAACAAGGTCGTTCTGTCCGGCACCAGCCAATGGAGCGACTACAGCAACAGCAACCCGCTGAGCGCGATCCTGACAAAAATGGACGGCATGATCATGCGCCCCAACGCGCTGACCATCGGCCAGGCCGTCTGGACCATCCTGCGCCAGCACCCGAAAATCGTAGAGGCCGTCAAAGGCACCGGCGCCGGGTCCGACGCGCAAGGCATGATCAGCCGCGAACAGCTCGCCGCGTTGCTCGAAATCGACAACATCTATGTTGGCCAGGCGTTCATCAACGGCGCGAAAAAAGGCCAGGCCATGACGCTCTCCCGCACCTGGGGCAAGCACTGCGCGCTGATCTATCAAGAGCCGGTCAGCAGCACTGCCAACGCAACCACCTTCGGCTTCACGGCCCAGTCCGGCGACGGCCTGCGCGTGCGCAGCTGGTTTGACGAGAAAGTCGGGTCTGACGGTGCCGAGGTTGTGCAGGTGGTCGATACGGTGAAAGAAGTCATCACCGCAGACGACCTCGGCTACTTCTTCGAAAACGCGGTTGCGTAAAGGGGCGGTCATGGCCAAGGCAAAACACGAAGCCACATGCCAGATCGAGCACGACGGCAAGCCGTATGCCGAGGGCGACACGATCCCCTTGACAGACGAGCAGGCCGCCGCGCTGATCGCGTGCGGCGCCGTCGTTGTTGCTGGCAAAGCCGACGCGAAAGCCCCGGCCGAGCCTGCGCCCGAAGCCGACGCCGAGCAGGCCGAGTAATGGACAGCGCCGCCAAAGACCTCGCCGCGCTCTATGAGGATTTTGGCTCCACCGTGAGCCGGTCCAATGGAGCGCCCGACTTCCTCGCCATGATCTCGGTCGAGGACGACACGGTTTTTGGCAGCGCTACCGCTACCGACCGGCAGTTGCGCTACCTCAGCAGCACCACGCTAGACGCTGGCGAAACGCTGGTGATTGACGGCGTGACCTACAAGACCACCAAAAAACCGCCAGCGCGTCTTCTCGACGGGCTGGAGTCGGTGGTTGAACTGGTGCTTGTATGAGCGTCGGCATTCTCGCGCTCAACACCCTGGTAGATGCGCGCATTCGTGCCGTGCTGCCGGCGGGTATCGAGATGGTCACCGGCTACAGCTACGAAGACCTGACCGACAGCGCGCCGGCCATCCTCGCGCGGATCGTTCCGCAAGGCGTGTATCCGGCCGAGCAGAGCGGGCGCACCGCCGCGCTGGTGGCGCAATACACGCTGTTCGTCGAGTTCGACCAGGAGCGCCTGAGCACTGCCGACGAGTCCGCCGGCTACCAGTTTTTTGACGACGCACTGGCGCAGATCGCCGGCTGGGCCTACGCGCCCGGGCGCTTCGCGCAGTTCATCCATTCGCCCACCCCCATGGCCTACGACGGGCGCATCTGGCGGGTCGAGTTTTCGTTTTCCGTCCCGGTGTTTGTCACCGGAAACACGTAAAGGAGCACGACATGGCCGCATTCAAAGGCGCCGGGATCGTCTATATCGCACCGTACGCCAGCGCGGCGACGTTTTCCGCCCGCAATTTCCGCGACACCGGCAACAACTCGGTGGTGCAAGACGCATTTACCGAAGACAAGCAAGAGCAAACCAACTACCGCACCCCCGCGGGCGGCGTGTATGCGTCGATTTCGCGCATCAGCGGTTTTACCCTGCAAATCGACATGCACGATTTCACCGCCGACAACCTCGCGCTCGCGCTGTGGGGCACCTCGGCGGCCGATCTGACCACTGCCGTGACCGACGAGGCGCACACACTGCACGCGGGGGGGGTGGTCGTGCTCGACCGCATCTGTGACGACACGCAAACAGTTGTCATCACGGCCGGCGCCACCACCGTGTTGAGCGCCGACTACACCGTCAGTGGCTCCGCCATCACGTTTGCCAGCACGCTCACGACTGGCGGGGTGTCTGACGGCGACGCCATCCTGATCGACTACACCGCCAAGGCCGAAAACATCATCCAGGCCCTGACCGACTCATCGCCGACCGTGAGCGTGTTTTTCGACGGCGTCAATGCCGTCGATAGCAAAAAGATGCAGCGCCGCTATTACAAGGTCAAGGTCGGGGCTCCGGCCGGCGTGGATTCGATCAGCGAATCCTTCGCCACCCTGTCGCTGCCCTGCACAGTCGAGGCCGACACCACGGTCGTTGGCACCGGCTTGTCGCAGTACGTGGCCATCCGTCAGGAGCAATAAGCCATGGCCGCCACCATCCCCGTCCAACTCGGCACGCTAACCGTCAATGTGCGCACGCTCACTGTGCGCGAGGTCTATGACTGGCAGGCGGGTATCGAGGCCAAGTTGAGCGGGGCGGTGGCGTGCAATCCGGTGTATGACCTCGCGCTAGACGATTGCGGGATAGATGACCTCGCCATGATGAGCGACGCCACTGCCGATCAGTTGGCAGAGTACACGCACATCGAGCTGGCCGATGTCGTGCGCGCCGCGCGAGATCTGAACCCCCCTTTTTTTCGCGTGCGGGCATGGATGGCCGATCAGATCATCGGCCGGCAGGCGCTGGCACTGGCAGCAGCGCGCGAGACACCGCCCGCGCAGCCCTGATCGTGATCACCGCCGGCCACCCCGGCGCGTGGGATTACCCCTGGCCGGTGTTTGAAATGGCGTGCGAGATGCTAAATGGCAAGCCCTGAAACAAAAATCCGCATCACCGGCGACCCCAAGGGTGCGCTAACCGCCATTGATAAAGTCAAGGGCGGGCTAACCGGCCTGAGCGCCACCGCCGCGCGTCTGCCGGGCTTCACCGCGCTCGGCGCCGCCGTGGCCGGCATCTTTTCCGTGAGCGCCATCGATGGCATTGCCGACACCGCCGATGCCATGGCGAAGATGGGCCGCCGCGTCGGCCTAACAACAGAAGAACTTGGCGAGTACAAATACGCATTGAACCTGTCCGGCGTGAGCGTGGAAGAGTTCGCCATCGCGATGGACAAGCTAAACACCAGCATGATCGATGCCGCCAACGGCGTAGCGGCTCCGGCTGAGGCTTTCAGCAAGTTCGGCGTGGCGGTGCAGAACGAAGACAAGACGTTACGCAAGGGCAGGGAAGTTCTCGACGACTTGATGCAGGGGTTTATCAATGCCGGCGAGGGCGCAGAGCGGCTTGATGGCGTACGCGAAATTCTCGGCAAGAGTGGCACAAAACTAGCTAGCTTCCTGTCGCTCGGCAAAGACGGCATGGAGGCGATGCGCAAAGAGTTTCAGCTGTTCGGCGAGGTGATTACCGACGATCTAGCAGAAGCGTCAGAGCGTTTTAACGACAACATGTCCCGCCTGAGCGGGTCAATGAATCAGCTAAAAGTGTCGCTTGGCAATAGCGTCATCCCTGCGTTGGCGAGACTGTCTGACGAACTGGTTGATGCGCAACGCGCGGGGCTTGGGTTTTTCGAGACGCTTGAGGTACGCGCCTCTGTGAGCGCTGGGAAGCTAGGCAAAGACATGGAAGACATCACGGCGGAATCTGAGAAGCTAAAGAAAAAGCTGGCAGAGCTTGAGCCGCTCCGCGCCGGCGCGCTGTCGAGCGACAACCCGCTCGTCAAGTCTGGGCTGTTGCGCGACATTGAGGAGGAGGTCGCCTCAACTCAGCGACAAATCGCATACTACGAGCTGCGAAAAAAGGCGCTTGCCGAAGCCGACGCCGCAGACGACGCGAGCGCGAAAAAGCGCACACAGCTTTTCGAACGCCTATCAGCCGCACACGACCGGCTTGCAGACGCCGAAACCGCCGCCCGAAAAAAGGCGACGACCGAGCAGATCAAAGACGCCGAAAAACTACGCGACGCCCTGCAAAAAGCATGGCAAGGGTCCGTCGATGGCGCTCGCAAGGCCGGCGAAGAAGCCACCGCGCTGCTCAAGCAGGCAGCCGAAGCCCGCGCAGACTACCAGTCAAAAGCCAACGCCCGCCGCTCGCAAGACATGTCGCCAGAGGATCAGCAGGCCGAAGCCGTTTCGACGGCAAGCAAGGCTACTGACGACGCCAGTTTTTACGCCGCCGCCGCACAAGTGGCAGCGATTGACGGCCGCGCCAAAGCCGCCGCAGAGTACGCAGAGCGCGCAAAAAAGTTGATTGAGGAAGCCAGCGCCGCGACCGAAAGCATTCAGGACAACGAAACCGCCGCGAAGAATTTCGAGCGCATCGGAGAAGCCGCCGAGGCGTTGAAGAAAGCCGAGGCGGGGCTAAAGCAAGGCGAGGCGAACCAGCTCACCGAGCAGGCACAGGCGCAGCAGCAGCAGATAGCGAGCGTCGCCGCACAACTGGCCGAGCTTCAAAAATCGGTCGCTGGCGTTGAGATCAATCTCGGCGTCGAGAAGGCCAAGCGCGAGGTCGCTGAAATCGAGGCGGCCATCAAGCGGCTTGCGCAAGAGGCCGAGAAGGTCAAGATCAATGTAGGCAGCGGCAATCTGTCCGCAGCCCCGTTCCAGGGCAACGGCGCATCCGGCGGTTTCGCGTCTGGAGGCTTCACCGGCTACGGCGGCAAATACGCCCCGGCCGGCATCGTCCATCGCGGGGAATACGTATTCCCGCAAGAGGCGGTTAAGCGGCTCGGCATCAACTACCTGGCCGATCTGCACAAGCGTGGCCTGCGCGGCTACGCGTCTGGCGGCCTGGTGAGCAATCTGCGCGTACCCAACATCAGCGCACCGACACAAGCCGCCGGCAAAACGCCGGTCGTGCTCGACTTCGGCGCACTCGGACGCTACAGCGCCGCCGCCGCCGGGGCCGAGGTGGAAGGCATCGAGCGCGCACTTCGCAGGGCGAAACTCAAGGGGGGCCGCCGATGAGCGACGCCGGCAAATCATTCGAGCTAGGCGGCATCGTCGTGCCGTTCCGCGCCGCGTTGGGCTATGAGCAGCAGATCGAGCCGATTGGCGCGAGCAGCCTGCGCCGCACCATCAACGGCAGCGCCATCAAACAAACCGCGTGGGCCGGCAAGCTTCGCGTCACGCTGTCTGGCGACGGCTGGTCGCCGCTCGGGCTGGACGATCTGGATTACGCGTTGCCGATGACGCTCAAGTGTCACATGCCGATCGCGCGCCGCTCGCAGTCGCCGGCCATCACCCTGCCAACCACCCGCCGCTCCGATGCCGGTTACGCCCCGTTTGCCCGCGCCAGTCTGGCCGGTGGCGCAGAGGTTGAAACCGCTGTGTCTCTGGTGGGCGACGTGGCCACATGCACCGCCGTGGGCGGCGCCATCAGCTACGCGGTTTGGTACTGGCCGCAGCTGGTCGGGTTTGCCGAGCCGCCCACCACTACAGGCAGCGCCGGCCCCGGTGAATTCGGCTGGCAGATTGTTTTCGAGGAATCCTGATGAAACTTTTTGACCGCGTGCAGATGCGCACCGACACCAACCCGAGCACGTCGGCGCTGACTAATTTGGTTGTCACTGATGGCTATGTGGCCATGTCCGATGCAGGGGTGTCGGTGGTGACCTACTGCATTGTTGGCGAGACCTCCGGCGAGTGGGAGGTCGGCCAGGGTACGCGCGTCGGCCTGACCGGCATGTCGCGCGACTTTGTGTTGTCTCGGCATGACTACGCCGTCGGCGACACCAGTGTTCCAAAGGTTGATTTTTCAGAGCCGGTAACGGTGTCGGTGGTCGCCCCGGCCGTGTGTCTGCCTGCGCATCGTCCGCGCGTCGAGATGCCGCCCTATGCCGAGTCGCTCGGATCTCTGGCGATTGGTAGCGGCGCCGCGTGTTACGAAGAAAACGCGGTGGCTGTCGGCGCAGAAAGCGCAGCCCATGGCCGGGCGTCGCTGGCCGTGCTTGGGCAAACCCTCTACCGAAACTCTATGGCCATTGGCGAGGCATCGACTGACGCGCCGGTCGGCTGCTCGGTTGATGTGCGCGCGAACACCGACAAGTGCATGCGCGTCGAGTGGCTGGGGGAAGCGTGGATCGGTGGCGCCACATCGGGCGAATTGTACGATGTGAACAACTCACAGCCGGCCCCGGACGTGGGTACGTGGGCGCTTGACATGACGGTTGCCGGCCACCGCAGCGACGGCGCGCGATTTGTGCGCCAGTATCGCGGGGCCATCGTGCGATACAGCGGGACATCAACGCTCTACGACCTCACGCCAACCGATATTTCAATTGCCGGCGGCATTGCGTTGTCGGTCAGTGTGGCCATGTCCGGCGCGCTGCTGGTGGTGTCTGTCACCGGCGAGTCTGGATTCAATTGGGCGATCGCCGCCCGCGCGCAGATGCTGATGGTCCGCCTCTGATATGAGCATTTCCGGCGCCCCGATCTCGTCTGCACCGCTGGCCGCGTCGGCCGGTGCATTCACGCCATCCGGCACGGTAAAGAGCTGGCCGCTGGTGGTGACGGTATCGGCCGGCCCGGTCGAACAGGTTTGGCCGCTGTCGGTCACGGTAGCCATGCCGCCGCAAACAACCTGGCCGCTGCGCGTGACAGTGGCCAACGCATCCCCCGCGCAGAACTGGCCGCTGTCGGTCACGGTATTCACCCCCGGCGCATCGCCTGCACGCTGGCGCCCTGTCGTTACCCTTGGCGGGGTTGATGTATCTGCGCGCCTGGTGGGTGAGATCGAGGTTCAGGCTGGCGAAGGGGAGTCGCGTATTGCGGCATTTTCGATGCTGCCCGCGTCCGGCGTGGTGGTTCCTGTCGATTGGGTTGGCCGGGTGGTGACCATCGACTTTGCTCAAGCCGACACGGCAGGCAACGCCATCAACGTGCAGCGCATCTTCACCGGCGTGGTGGATGTGCCTGAGTACGACATCAACACAGGCGGGGCAAACTTTGAATGCACCGACCAGCGGCAGGAGGTGTTGGCCAGCACGGCGCGCACATGGTTTGATACCCACATCGGCGGCTACTACAGCGCTGCCGTGGCGGGCGAGCCTGCCGACAATCTGCAATACGCCGAGGCGCGACTTGCCAGCGTGCCAATGGCGCTTGACCTGGACGCATGGCAGCGCCCGCGCGTGACGCCGTGGAACATCTCAACGCCATACGCCAGCCTGACCGCCGACGACATCCTCGACGGCACGCTGTCTGCCAGCCTGCCGAGCCGGGCCGATCTGCGCAACGTGGTCGAAACCGCGTTTGAGTACCGCTTCCCCAGGCTCCGAAGCCGCACCATCATGGCCGGGTGGAGCCTGGCCGGCGACTACCGCGCCAAGGAAGACCTGCCGACAAAGGCCATGGTCGAGCAAGCGCTTGACGGGATGTCAGGCTGGCAGCGCATGGGCAACGTCGGATATCAAGAGCCGCCGCACGGGTCGCAGACGTTTGGCGGTGGCATCTACTACATGGCGCCCGAGGTGGCGAATCAGCTTTGCATCAGCTTCCAGTCGCGCCACATGACGCGATGGGTGCAGACCGTGACCGAGCGCTACACCCTGCGCGTCACCAACGCCGCCAGCGTGTCAGCCATTGGAGAGGCGCTGGATACCAGCGTGGGCGCCGTGCTTGGGGTCGATTACGATAGCAGTCAATGGCTGTCTGATTACTCGACGCTCCCCGCGCTAACCCGCCTGAGCGCTGGCGATGAATCATTTGACGTGGGCCACGCCGGCATCAGCGACCGCGCCGAGGCCGCCGCCGGAATTGAAGCGCTGGTGGCGCAATCGCAGGTCAATGTACTGGCGTCGCACCGGGATGGCCGGGTGCGGTTTTCCGTACCGCTGCGCGCCGACTATGACCTGACGCACCGGATAGCCATTGACGCCACGCTGGCCGATGGCAGACGCCTGCAAGCCGCAGGCAAGGCCGTGCAGATCGCCCACCGGATGGACATCGACACCGGAGAGGCCACCACCGAAGCCGCAGTAGCCATCAGCGGTCATGCCGCCGTTGGGCTGCAACCCTACGACCCGCCCGCCGCGCCGACAGCCCTGACCGACCCAACAGCAGCACCGACGCCTGCCGCATATGGCATCCAGGCCGGCACGTATTCCGGCCGGCGGGTGGGCGCGGCCGTGCATAACCCCGACACCATGATCGGATTCAGTACCAACAACGGCGCCGATGACAGCACCGGAAACTATGACGCATTCGGCGAGCTGTACCCGGTGCAGTTCTCGGTCGGAGACCCCGACATCGAGGCCGAAGCCCGCGACCCGCTAGAGCTGGCGGCGTCGCTTGAATTCGCGGTGGATGTACCGCAAGACCCATTCGAGGTGAGCGCATGAGCACGACATTTGACATCTACGCAAACGCAGGTTTGACCACCGCATTGACCGCCGGCATTCCGTTTGCCCAGGTGGCCAGCGGGTCGGCCACTGACGTGCTGGTGTATTTCGGCAGCCAGACGCCGGGCAAGACCCTGCAAGCGGCAAGCAGCCCCGGCTTTGACCAGATCACCCTGACGCCTGACGACGTGTCATCCGGCAGCGGGGTCGAGACCAGCATGATCCGGCTCGCCAGCACCGCGCTGGGCCTCGACAGCGCCACCCCGGGCGCGGCGATCAACCTCGGCGTGACGCTCACCTCGGGCGACACCAACGCGATCCCGGTGTGGATCAGGGTGGATGCCGGCGCGCTGGCCGTGAGTGGCACGCCCTACACCGACGGGCTGGTAAAACTTAATCCGGTGATTGAGACATGAGCATCAAACAGTCGATCAGCGCACTAGCCGACCAGCCGACCGCCACGCCGAGCTTTGCCCCGGCGCCGGTCGTTGGCGCGCGGCCAGGCGGTGTATCGGTGGGGCGGCAGCAAGCCAGCACGGTGGGCGGTGGGGCCGGGTTTGATGAGGCAGACTACGCACAGCGCGAATACTGGACGACGGTTAATCGCATGAGTACGGACGGGCTTTTCACCATCCAGGAAAAACCGCTCAAGTCGATCCTGCTGGTGTCCGGTGGTCGCGCCACCTTCAAAGAGCCGGTGTAATGCGTGAAGGCGTCGAAAACCTCCCAGCCGAAACAGACCGATTCGGTCTGCGCTATCACGGTCCGGTGGTTGAAGGCGTCGTTACCCTGCCATCCGGCCACACCGCAGGCAGCATCCAGGCATACGTGAGCACTATCGCCGTGAGCGGCAAGCCCGGACCCTATGGGCAGGTGCATTTCGACAACGCGGCCGACGTGTACCTCAAAAACTACGCCGTGTTGAGCCTCGACGAAGTGCTCTACAACACCAGCATCATGGGCAAGACGCTCGGCAAAGAGGCTGTGCCATTCGTTGCGCCGTCTGGGCGGGTGTGGATATTGTCCGCCACCGGCAACTGGCGATGCGACGACGCCAGCTTTGCCGGCACCGCAAAGCGCTTTGGTGTGTTCGGCAAAAACGTCGCAAACAACGCGCACACCGTCACCATCACCAACCCAGCGCTCGGCAACACCGACCTGTCGGCCTGCACCCTGAGACTGACCGACGCCACCCGCGACGGGTCTAAGCGCATCTATCGCGCAGAGGCCGGCGGCATCGCCATCGCATGGCTCGAGCTAACACTCAGCGAGCCCACTCCGACCACCATCGGCGCGTCATTTGCCATCGTGCGCGACGTGGCCACCACCAGGGGGGCATTCACCTCGCAGCCAACCACGTATAGCGCGCCAGACGATCAGTGGGACGTGTCTATCGGTGTGTACAACACAAAAACAATTGATACGCCGACGCGAATAGTGTGGGAATTCACGCCCGCCCCGCCAAATTACATACAAACGCCGACCGCCGGCACGATTACCCTGCTGACTTTTTACCGCATCACAGGGCATGTGTTTTCGATGACCTACGCCGATAACGGCGCGCTGATTGATGGCACGATGGACGTTCAGACGAAAAGATCAGGGTCGTCAACCATCGCAATCAATGTCACGTCATCCGGCACATGCACCGTCGATCAGACGTATGACGGATCGACATGGAGCGAGACGGTATCAGGGACGGTCGAGGTGGAGGTGGGCGCTACGCTGTCGAGCAATATTACGGCAGAGTCTCGCGTCACGCTCAACCGGGGCGGCTCTTCCGTTGGCTCAATCGTGTATTCGGTCGATGGCGTCATGACGGATGTCCGGTCTGAGAAAGAGGTAGGCGGCGCCGGACCGATGTACGTATCTACGCCAGGCAATGGCCTATCCCCGCTGCTACACGTCGTCAATACGACCAGCCAGGCCACGACGGAGGGCTACGAATTCAAGGCAGACGGCGCGACCGTCAAAACCTACCCCCGTCCTCCAATCAATTTCAATCAGTCCGACACAAAATCAAACATCCCGCTGGCGTCCAATGCAATCGGCCATATATTTCCGGCCGCCAACACCTACCCATCCGCAGACGGAGCCCCGCCGCCGGATAACGCGCTATTTGCACAAATTGGCGTTAGCACCATCGTACTGACGGGGGATGGATACAAATACCCGTATCTATTCAGCCGCATCATGCGGCGCAGTAATTCGGTGTTGTCAGTCCCAGGCGCTATGATCACGTCGGCAACATCTGGTGGTGGTGGCACCGTTACGATGGAGAGCGCGTGGGACTCTCATCTGCTCGGGCGAAACGGCATCCTCGACCCGACCAGACCCACCGTCGCCGCCTCATATGGCGGGGGTGAAGTCACGTGGGACCTGCCCACGGTATCAGAGCAGCCCGTGACCGGCGAGTGGGTTCGCGGTGCGACGGCGACTCAAAACGTCGGGTTTGTCTAGTGATATTCTCCGCCGCGCTGCTCGTGCTGCTCGTGCTGCTCGGCATCGTCTGGCGATACAGCGGCAACCGTAGCAATTGCCTCAACGTTGCCGCCATCGCCTGGTTACGCCGCCGCGCCCGCATCTGGTTTGCCATCCGACGCAGCCACGGCAAGCGCGGGCGCATCCCGCACGCGGCGGCCATTGCCGAGTCCGGCCCGCTCAAGTTTCACGCCATGCCCGACGGCACCTGGCACGCCACGCCAGACGGCAGCACGCTCTACGTGCTCGAGTACGCCCCGCCGGACGGCCAGCGCAAAGACTCGGTCATGCAGGCCGGGGCATTCCCGCTGCTGTTTGACGGCCTCTACTACCTGCGCCGGTATCGGCTGGATGCTGACGGCGTGGGCAACACGTTTGACGCGGCGGTGGATAGCCTGCTGACGGGCTGATCCGGATCACAACTGCGCGTCGCTCTGCGCCCGCCACGCCCCCGACCGCCGATCCACAATCAACGCCCTCGACCCGCCGCCCTTGGCCACCAGCACCAGGCCGATGGTGTTGCGGTCTGCCGAGGTGAATCCGCGCGCATACACCGCAATCCGCTCAAAGGTGTCGGCCACCAGTTGCCGCACCGTCTGCCGTGCTGGCTCGTCCATGGCCAGCGCCGCCTCGGCCAGCGCCGCCCAAGACGCCGCGGCGGGTGCATCTACCCCGGCCGCGTGCGCCAGCTCGCGCTCGGTGGCGGTCGCCTCGGTGGTGAGCGTGGCCAGCTGCGATTCAAGGTCGCGCGCTTTGCGGGCAAACGCGATGGGCGCCGGGCCGTCGTCGGCCAGCATCGCGTCTGTCACTCGCTCGATCTGTTTTTCTACCTCGGCAATCTGCGCCCGGGTGGTGGCAAGCGCCGCGCGCAAGCCCTGGGCCGGGTCGCTGCCCGCCATCAGCGCCGTGAGGTTGATCTGGTCAGAGCAGTAGGTGAGAATGGCGCGCTCCACTGGCACCACCGAGCAACTGCCCGGCACATCGCAGCCCGCGCCGTGCGAGTGCCCGTTGCAGATCAGCCGGCGGTGGCCGTCCTGCGGCGTGCCGTCTGCCTTGCGTGGCCGCGTCATCAGGTTTTGCGCTGCCACCGCCGAGCCGCAGTAACCGCAAAACGTGATGCCCATGCCGGTGACCATGGCCGTGATCTCGCCCCGCCCGCGCCGCCGCTTTCGCTGGCCAACCAGGTGCTGCAGCTCGTCAAACTCGGCCGGCGTCAGCAGGGCAGGGTAATACCCCGCCAGCGCGTACGCCTCGCCGTCAACCTCGATCCGCTTGACCCCCATCAGCGCCGGCACGCGCAGCGTTTTGTACAGGGCAGGCGCCCCGATCGGCCCGCCCGTGATCGACACCCCGCGCGCCGTCATCTCCCGCGCAATCCGCACCGCCCCATTGCCTTGCCGAAACAACCCGATCGCCATCCGGATTGCCTCGGCGCGCTCCGGTATCAGCTCAAACGCCGACCCCGTCCAGCGCACCCATGCCGGGTCCGACCCGTTGCGCACCGCCCCGCGATACGTCCCGGCCAGCCACCCCTCACACTGCCGCCGAATCGCCGCCCGCACCCGCTTGCTCTTCGTGTCGCTCTCCTCATGCGCGCGGATCATCACCAACAGCGAATACACCAAGTCCATCGGCTGCGCCTTCAGCGACTCCCGGTTGTACTCCCGCCCGTCTGATGCCGTCACCACCGTGATCCCAGCGTTGATGATCTGCGCCAACTGCGCCTGCGCCTGGATCGGCTCGGCCCGCGACAACCGGTCAAGCCCCTCCACAATCAACACCGACCCCGCCGCGATGTGCCCATCATCCACCGCCGCCAAAAACACCCCCAGCGCCCCGCGCGACACGTGCCGCTGGTGGTAAGCGCTCAGCCCCTCGTCGCGCATCGACAGCGCATCATCCAGCACCAGACCCCGCTCAGCCGCCCACCGCCGCGCGTACTCAGCCTGCCGCGCCGAGCTATCACCCGACGACTGGCGCGGGTCAGAAAACCGCAGGTAGCTATATACTCTCGGCTGGCTCAT